GAGCGCACGCTCGGCAGGGACGAGCTGGAGCGGATGCTGCGGGAGATGGTGGCGCGAAACAAGGACGTGACACGTCCGACGCGGGCGCAGCGGCTCCTGGACCACGTGGAGCGGGCTTGCCTGGAGGAGGACGAGATCGAGCTGGGGTGCGCGGTGGCTCTGCTTCACGCTGGGAGGGTGGCAAACCAGCAGGGGCTGTTTCTGCAGGTCCTGCTGCAGCTCGCTTACGAAATCAAGTCTGAGACGGAGCTGCTGACTCAGCAATGCCGGGTCTGCGGCTGCACGAATGAGCGGGCGTGCCCGGGTGGGTGCCATTGGGTCGAATTCGATCTGTGCTCGCAGTGCGCGGAGAAAGGCGGTGAGTGATGAGCGTGGCATTGCAACTGGTCTGCGACGTCTGCGGCCGGCGCACCCCGGAGCGGCTCTTTGACGGGGCCCTGGCTCGCAGCGTCGTCGAGGAAGAGCGTGTGGTTGCCGCCGCCAAGGCCTGGCGGCGGACGCGGCGGGGCTCGGTCGTCAACCGGGATCTGTGCGGCGGTTGTCTCAAGTCGCTGCTCGAGCAGCAGGAGGCGGCACGTGCGTCACGCTGAATCGATCTCCAGGCTTGCAACTGTTACTAACCCCATGGACACGGCCGCCCCCATGACGGTCCGCGTCTGGGCGGCGTTGATCAAAGCCCTGGTCCCCGGCTCGAGGCGGACGGTCGTCACCAACGAGCGGCTTTCGGAGCTGGCGGGATGCTCCACCGGATCAGTTACCCAAGGCCTGAACGCGCTCGAACGGGCGAGGATGATCACCAGGTACTACGTCAGCGGCAAGCGGACGATCCAGGTGAAGGCACCGGCGAGAAAGCGAGGTGAGTGATGCCTGGGTCTGATCCCGTGATCTCGAATTACACGGCGGCGACGACTTACCCCGCCGAGGGCTGGGTGCTCGACCAGCACGCCCTGGCCCACCAGGTCCGGGAGCGCGGGCCAAGCTGCTCGGTCACCTGGTGCGGCCTGTCGATTTACGGGCCGGTCGTCGCGGAGATCACCACAACGACGCATCGGTGCCGCGCGTGCGACCGCGAGCGGGGGACGCACCGGGGCGCGGCGAGAAAGGAGACGCAGGGGAGGTTGTTTTGATCAGGACATAATCACCATTATCGGACGGAATAGTTATGGCTGGATCGTTTAGACAACTCGCATCTAACTTGAGGCGCCAAACCGAAGTTAGAAACGCACTCAAGATGCCACCCGCAAGGTGCATGGCGTTGAGGCTATCTATCGACGCTATCGAGGAACACGCAATGGACGAAATGCTAAAGCATCGGGGGTATTACTCCCCAGATGAATGCAAGAGCGTACGCGAAGAATTAGACAAGTTATTGGAGTTGCTTAAATCGATGGTGGACCGAACATAAATCCCATTATGCGACGGGGCGGACAATGGCACCAACGACCTGGGCACTGCTGGCCATGGGCATCTATTCGGCAGCGATGGCCGCGGGGCTGATTCTGGCGGGGAGGAGAAGGTGAATGGAAGAGCGCATGATGAAGTGGTTCGCTTTCGAGCATTTACCGGAACATCTGAAGGCAGTGTCTCGGCCGTTTGCCGATCTGGCGGCAAGTGTGTGCTCCCTGATCGAGCCAGGCCCCGAGCGCACGGTTGCCCTGCGCAAATTGCTCGAAGCCAAGGATGCAGCGGTGCGGGCGAAGTTGTATCCCGGGGGCTGACCCCGCCGATATCTCTACCAAGGAGGGCCCCGACCATGGCAAACCGACCGAGGCCGAAACGATCCAGGGTTACGCTCGACCTGGGCGAGGATCTGACGCGGCGGCTCCGCGTCCACGGCACGATGACAGGGCGGACGGATAGCGCCGTGGTGCGTGAGCTGATCGACCGGAACCTGCCCCGGTACGTCGTGCAGGTCCGGGGCCGCGAAACGGGGCAAGCGGAATCGGCGGCGTAAGGTCTATGGCCGGCGAGTCTGCCGGCGGTGACGATCGGGCCGGCAACTGGCAACTCGCGACTGGCAACTATTCGAAGCAGGGGAGGGGAGAGGTGGGGAACCGGGGGCCACTCACGCCGCGGATCGTCGGGGCCCGGTGCCTCGATGTGATCGGGCGATGGGGAGAGGCGACGGCCAATCAGCTCGTGCAGTATTGCGCCAATGGCAGGCGCGCCTTGGTCCTGGCCACACTTGCCGAGCTGGTCGAATCGGGCGTACTCAAGACGGCCGACGTGCCACCTCGCACCTCGGCGCGGAACCAGCACGCCACGGTCACGGTCTACCGGCTGACCGGCATGGTGCCTCCACCGGTCGAGCCAGCTCCGCCGCTCGACGAGTGGGTGCGGCCAACCGGCCCGAGAAATTACGAGCTCCGCACGTTGCGGATCCTCCGGGAAGCTGGCCGGCCCATGACGCGGGGCGAGCTGCTCGCCCAGGTCGGCGGTCGGTACCGCGAGGCGGTCGAGGCGCTGCGCCGGCTCGAGGACACGCGCGATATCGATTGGCAGGTCGGGGCGTGCAAGGGGGCGCAAGGTCCGGTGCTTTGGTACAGCGCAAAAAAGGCCCGGAGCGACGAGCCCCGGGTTGGGATAGAGTCTGCCCCGGCCAGCGAGCCGGGTCACTGATTTCGCGCACGGGAAGTCCATCACTCGTCATCAAGGTGCACCATGGAGACCGGCGGCCAGTCTGACAGCGCGATGGACCTGAACCCGGACCGCCCCTCGAGGGAGCTGGCCCGGCGATCGCTTGCCGCGGGCAATCTCCGCGAGCGAGTGGTCACGCCCGAGGACATTGTGGGTGTCTTCCTGGCCGCGCTCAAGCCCTCGACCCGGCGCGGTTACGAAGGGGATCTCCGTGACTTCGCTCTCTTCCTGGGTGTCGAGAGCACGGCCGAGGGAGTCCAGGCCCTGGTCGGCGGTGGCCATGGCGCCGCCAATGCGCTGGCGCTCGAATACCGGATCCACCTGACAAACCGGGGATTGTCCGCAGCGACGATCGCCCGGAGGCTCACCGCGCTCAAGTCGGTGGTGCAGCTCGTGCGGCAGCTCGGTCAGATCTCCTGGCAGCTTGACGTGCAATCGCCCAAGGTCCAGGCCTACCGGGACACCCGCGGCCCCGGCGACGAGGGCTGGACGGCCATGAGGCAACGGGCGACCGAACGGGCCCGGAGTGGTGAGCCTGTCCGGGTGCGGGATCGGGCGATCCTCCGGGTGGCACACGACCTGGCTCTGCGGGTAAGCGAGGTCACCGGCCTCGACCTGGCCGACGTCGAGGAGGAGGGGGGTGGACCGAGCTCGGTCTGGATCCTGGGCAAGGGTCGGACCGGGAAGGAGCGGCTCACCCTGGCCGAGCCGACCGCCCAGGCGCTCGCGGCCTGGATCGTGGTCCGGGGGCGCGAACCAGGTCCTCTGTTCACCCGGCTCGATCGTGCTCTCCGGGATTTCACCCGGCTCACCGACCGGTCCGTTCGCAGGATGGTCACCCGCGAGGGCAAGGCGGCTGGCGTCTCGCGCCGGGTACGACCTCACGGTCTGAGGCATCACGCCATTACATCAGCACTTGATAGGACGAAGGGCAATGTTGCGGAAGTGCAACGCTTCTCGCGGCACGTAGACCCGCGTACACTCATGCTGTACAACGACAGGCGCATGGATGGAGCCGCCGAAGTAGGCAGGCTGGTCGCGGATCCGGACGAATAGTCCATGCACTTAACATGCGTCCGAAAGTATGCATTATCGGACCCTTCCCGGGTCCCTGGGGTCTGATCAGCAAATTACCCAGATTAACATTCGCCAGCCTCTATTGCGTGTTTGGTTGCCGTGCATAACTAGGCTGTCTATGCTTATGTTGGCCGACGTCGGAAGTCGGCGGGCGGAAGGGTCCGCGAACAGCCTCGGGGACCGAGAGCGAGCCCATCCGAACGAGGGGCACATCATGGCACGCATCTCGCGGCCAACTCCCGGGCGACCAAGCCCGCTTGCCGGCCCAGGCCGGCGCCACAAACTCCACGTTTTCTGGCCGATCGACCAGACGGACCCGGGTCCCCCGCGGCGGAGGCTGGTCGCCGCAGACCTGCCTGATCACCGTCGCCTTGGCAGCGTCGACGGGGTGTCAGTCGCAACCACCATCTATCCGGCGACGGGGCCGGGCCCCGCCGACGACGTGGTTTGCCAGCGGATTCACTGCCCGATCCTGGGCAGGCATCGCGGCTGCTGGATCGAGGAGCCCTGGAAGTACACGCCACCCGAGGAAGGAGCCATTGCCGATGCTGGTACTCTCGCGCCACAGAAACGAGCGGATCATGATCGGCGATGACATCGCCATCACGGTTGTCGAGATCCGCGGCGATAAGGTCCGCCTGGGCGTCGCCGCGCCCCCGGACGTGTCCGTCCACCGCGAGGAGGTCTGGCTCAAGATCCGGCAGGCAGACAGCGCCGAGGACGGGGCGATCTGTCCATAGTGTCCACCGTGGAGAGGCACTTTATGCGCGAAAAGTGCGCGGGGTGAATGCTCATTTCTGCGGCGCATGCCCTTGGTATGCAATGGCATGCGATCACATCAGTCGCATTGTATTGTTCGATGGGTCGAAATAGACCGTAGGCTGATAGTGCCACCTCCCGTCGAGAGGGACCGGCGCCGTTCGTGACATTGCGGCGTCGGCCCCTTGCATTCTGAGGACATCATGGCCGATACACCCACTCCCGCGCCGACGCCGACGCCGGCGCCCGCTCCCCCCGCGCCCCAGCCGATCACGGTTCCCGTGCAGCTTCAGCGGCTCCTCGCCCTGATCACCGAGCTCGAAAGCACGGCGACCGACGCCCAGGCGATGATCGTGGCCCTGAAGGGAGCCGATCTCCCGACCGCAATTGCAAAGCTGGAAAAGGTGATCGCGGACCTCAAGGCACTGTGATCACCGCGCCATCCAACGTCGACCTCGCCCCGGGCGTCTACACCTTGCCGGGATCGACCTACCTTTTGGTGGTCGACAGTCCCGGCGCACACCTCCGCGCACCGGCGTCCGGCCCTCCATCGCTCCTGGACCTGATTCCACCTGCGTCCACGACACCCGCCGCACCTCCCACTGCTCCGGTGACGTCCCCAGGTGGCACGCCGACGTGGCTGACGGTGCTCGCGGCCGTGCTCGTCGGGGCGGTGGGGTATCTCCTGTATGAGCGCGGGGTCAGTCCACCCGCGCCCATCCCGGCGCCGGTGCCCGGTCCTGTGGTTCCCCCGGGCCCGGCGCCCACGCCTGCACCGAAGAAGCCCGACTGGATGGGCGGGCTCGAATCCAAGCTGGACGCACTGACGGTCGCGATGCAGCGGCCATCAGCGCCGGCGACGCCGCCGGCTCCGGACTTCGGGCCGCTCCTGGCCAAGCTCGATCAGATCACCGCCAAGCTCGAAACCCCGCGGGAGGCCCAGGTTTCCAGCATGCCCGGCCAGGTCGCCCCGGCGCCCGCGGTTTACTACACGTCGCCGCAACCCAGGATTCTCACCTGGTACAACGGCCAATGGTGCACAACCGGGCAATGCAGGTGACACCGTGACCAGGTCGATAGCCTCTCTCTGCGGTCTCGCCACCGGCGGGGCCGGCGCGGCAGTGATCGGCATGATCACGCAGGAGCAGCTCCTCGGCTGGCTCGGCGTGGCGTCGGCGATCGGGGCCGCGGCCGTGAGCTGGGTGCTCTCCCAGCGGGCCAAGGTCCGCGAGGACGCCAGGCACCAGCAATGGGCCGATTTCCTCCTCGAGTGGCGTATTGAGCAGGCGAGGCAAGGCAAGCTCGACCCGACCAAAGAGGACCCTGCCAAGTGACAGCGATCCACCGCACGATCCAGTGCCTCGAGCGCGAGGTGACGGAGCTCGAGGCCGAGTCCAGCCATTTCGCCGACCGCGTCGCCGAGTTGGAGGGCCAGGTGGCGGCGCTCACGCTCGAGCGTGACGAGCTCCGGGCCGGCTTTGACGTCTTGATGGCCGAACACGAGCGACGCGCCCAGAAGCTTCGCGAGATTGAAGGTCTGCGGTGTGCTCATCCGGCCTGCCAGCTCTGCCAGATGGAAGGGTGACCGTGGCCCGTCCCAGGCTGAAGCTTGACGAGGCGGCGATCGGCGACCTGGCCTACATCGGCTGCTCGACGAACGAGATTGCCCTGATTGTCGGCTGTGACGACCAGACGCTGCACAACCGTTTTTCGAAGCTTTTGGCCAAAAAGAGAGCGGAGCGCCGCCGCGACCTCCGTCAGCTCCAGCTCGAGGCTGCGAGATCGAAGAATCCGGCGATGCTGATCTGGCTGGGCAAGCAGGAGCTCGACCAGGTCGAGACCAAGCCGGCGCCCGAGCAATCAAACCTTTTCCTGGACGCGATGGATCTTGCCAGCTCTCAGCACGATCGAGCGGACGGCGGCACACCTGGCCCGGGCCCGCAATGATCCGCACTACTTCAACAATGTGTTCCTGGGCCGGCCGCCCTACTGGTCGCGTCAGGTCGAGATCTGCCGATCGATCGTCGATTACCGCGTGACCGTCGTCTACTCGGGCAACGCGATCGGCAAGGATTACGTGGTCGGCGGCGTGGTGCCGTGGTGGCTGTACACCCGTAAGAATTCGCTCTGCATCGTCACGGGCCCGACGCAGACTGTCCTGGGCAGTGTTACCTGGAAGGAAATCCGACGTGCGATTGATGGCTGTCGTTTGCCGTTTCGCCCACGCATCAGCAGCGGCATCAAGGCGAGTCCTGCGCTCGTGGAGATCCGGCCTGGGTGGCAAGCCCTGGGATACTCTACGACCAGCGTAGAGCGAGCCAGCGGCCAGCACGCCCGCGATCTGCTCGTGGTCGTCGAGGAGGCCAGCGGCGTTGAAGACGAGATCTGGGACGCACTCGAATCGCTCAATTACACCCGCCTCCTCGTGATCGGCAATCCAATCCGCGCCGAGGGGCGATTTGTTGATCTCATCCGACAGGCTGATACCGATCGAGCTGAGGGTGTCCCGCCCGCGAAGGCCGTCAACTCGATCCGGATCCCGAGCACCGAAAGCCCCCACGCGAACCTTGAGAAGTCTCCTTATGGCCTTGCTGACCAGACCTGGCTCGACGCCTGCTATCGCCGCTACGGCCGCGACTCGCTCTGGGTCCACAGCCACATCAACGCCAAGATCCCCGACCTCAGTAGCGACCAGCTCATCCCGTCCGAGTGGCTCGATTACGCGACCTCAGTCCAGCGGCCTCCCCTGCCTCCCAATCATCCCGTGCACCGAACCCGACGAGTCGCCGTCGACCTGGGTGAGGGAGTGGGACGGGATTGTACCGCGATCCTCGTAAGAGACGACCATGGACTCCTCGAACTTGTCTCAGGCTCTGCTCTTGCCCTGGCTGATGCGGCGAGCGAAGTCGCGCGCCTCAGCGTCCGCTACACTGTCCCCGCCGAGCGGATCAGTTACGACAAGCTCGGCATCGGCCGCGACTTCCGAAACCATCTCGCCCGCCACGGACTCGGCGACGCCATCCCCTACGCCGGCAGCGGCCGACCACGCGACCCCAAGGCCTTCACGAACCTCCGCAGCGAAGCGGCCTGGCGGCTCCGACGGCGGCTCAACCCCGACTGGTTGACCGACCCGCAATGGACGCAGAGCGCCCGGCAAGCGCCGTTCCACATTCCCGCCCGCGAGTGGTGGGCGACCCTGAGAGAAGACCTTGAGGCCCTGACTTATGACCTGGTCGGCAACAAGACCCGGCTGATCAAGAAAGAGGACCTGCTCGTGGTCCTCGGCCGCTCGCCCGACCGCGGCGACGCGCTGATCCAGAGCTTTGCGTTCGATTGAAACCAATGGCTGACGAGATCGACGACCAGAACGTGATCCGCGTGTTCAGCCTCGGCGGCACGTGGGCGGCGACGATCGGGCCGGCCGACGGCCGCGGGCTCACGCGGATCGCATCAACTCCTTCCCGGGCTCTCGCCCTCCTGGTCGACGCCGTGCGACACGGCTGCTGGTGCTTCGACCCTGACTGGAAACCGGCTGCGTAATGGCTAACGACTCCGAACCCAGGCTCTTTCCCGCCTCGGCGAACCAGGGCGCGTTCGTCTCGAACGATCGCGAGTGGATCATTCGCGAGGTCGAGAACGGCCTGCGCAATCACCGCGGCCGGCTGGCCGAGGCGATCGAGAACCAGGCGTTCTACGACCTCGACTCGGAGCGGTACGCCCAGCGCCGCGAGGCGGAAACGGAATTCGACTTCGCCGGCCGGCCACGCCGTCAAAGCGGGCTCATGCTTCAGGCTGTCGACCGATTGACCGAGCACAATTACAACCCGGGCCCGGTGCGCACGGTCGTCGGCGACGGGCTGGCCGAAAGCCTGATGACGCAGGTGTACGAGGACACGCACATCGATTGCCTGATGGCCGAGGCCGACGTCCTGGCCGCGGTCAATGACGTGTGCGCGATCGAGGTCAAGGCGACCAACATCGCCGATAAGCCCGTCGATCTCCAGCTCTGGGGCGGCGACGAGTTCACCGTGTTCGTCGATCCCGACGATCCGCGCATGGCGTCGGCCGTCGTGACAATCGACCGGTTCAACCAGCGCACGAGGTATCGGCTCTGGTTTGACGACGAGGTGCACACCTACCTGACCGACCAGTACAGCACGGACAAGACCGCCGGGGCACTCGTGGCCAGGCGGCAAGGGGCGCCCGAGCCGAATACGTACGGCTGCATTCCGTTCGCCTTCATGCCCTACCGGCCGCAGGTGCGGTCGTTCTGGTCGCCGGGGCCCGGCACGTTCCTCCGCAAGGCCGAGCTCCGCGTCAACGATCGGCTGTCCGAGCTCGACGAGCTGATCATGAA